GGCGCATGGGCGTAATTATTTGTTCTGAATGCGGCGAGAAGTGCAAGTCTGTTGTTGAGTTTATGGAGAACGAATACAAAGAGTCAGAGGTTTGTTTGTGCGAATCTTGTCTTGAGCGGGCGTTGGGGATGTTGAGGGATAGCCCATAGCGCCCCCCTGCTATGGGAGCTGGCGGCGGCGTGGCGGGAACCACGATAGCGAAGGGGCCGCGAGGTATGGACCACTCGTCCGGAAAGGGAATCCATACCAAGCTGGTATCAAATCCGGCCCGCCAGCAAATTACTGCTTATTAGCAACTACAACCAATGATGAAATGAAAGGAATTGAAAAATGGAAATGGAAATGCCAAAGTACAAAAGCCACAAGGAAGTCTGGGCTCTTAAAATCGTTGAGGTAAAAAGAGACAGCGATAATGCTTCCAAGGAAGGGCGTGAAACCGATGGGAGTGCTGCCCTTATCTTTGAAGATAGTAGGTATGCTCCAATAAAGGTTTCACAGGAGTATGTCAGAAAACATAACCCGCAACCAGGCGGCTATTATGTCCGTTATAAAGACGGATACGAATCTTGGTCGCCAGCCGATGCCTTTGAATCTGGTTATACCGAAATCAAACAAGGATAATGAAGAACGATTTGCTGGCGGCGGCGTGGAAAGTCGCGGACACGCATTGCTCATCCAAGTCCAGTGTATAGGCTGATGAGGATTTTGCGCCTGGAAGCCGGGTTAGCGTCCGGCCCGCCAGTGAACCATATCGGTGACGCCAACGAAATAGTTGGCAATGAAAGGAAGATTAAATGAGTGATCTTGGGGGGAGCAAACAGGCTGTTGTTTTTGAAGAGGCTGAGCGGTTGGGTTCCGAGTTGGAAAAGTTGGGTGGGGCTATTTCTGAGTTGAAGGAACGGCTTGACTCTGTGATGTCGGATCAATCTGTTTGTGATAAAAACGGTGAACCTTCACCCCAGGTGCCTGCTGTTTGCCGGGTAGCTGAGAAGTTTCGTAGTACCCGTTATTTGGTGGTTGATATATTAAACAACGTCAAAGATATTATTTCTCGTCTTGAGATTTAGGGGGGGCAGATGCCGAAGCGTGACAAGACTGGGCCGCCTTCTGGTAGCGGTGGGCCGAGGGATGGGCGAGGATGTGGCAAGGGTAGAGCGAAGGGCAAGGGTGTTGGTGCGCGTAAGGGTGGTAAGAAGGGTTGATGGACTATTTCAACGAATACCTAAACCGGACCTTGTGTGACGTACTTGAGGAGATGCGGACCTGTTTCAAGACGTACAATTTTGCGCCTATGTTGGCATTGATAGAGGAGGCGCAGATGATGGGTAACAAGATGGAGGCGGGGTTGAACGATAAGCATGATGTTGAGAAGATGGAGAGCCGGAAGAATGAGTTGGTTAAGGAGATTCGGGAATTAAGGGAGAAGCGCAAGTCGCTTTCGGGGGATGAATGAACGCAGACCGATTAGCCGAGTTATGCAAGGACGAGGTTGACTTCACCGGCAAGTGCCAGGATTGCGGTGGTGAGGTCAAGGTTGTGATTAAGCGGACGGACGAGGGGTTTCTTGTAACGGGTGGTGCGGTGTATGAGCCTACGCGAGACAAGTTTTATTTGAAGTGCGACGAGTGTTTTGAGCGTGAGCCGGTGTTGAAGGATTTTCAGCCGGTAGAGTGCTACAGCAGAATTGTTGGATATTTACGGCCTATTAGCCAATGGAACGATGGCAAGTTGGCCGAGTTTAACAACCGGAAAACCTTTGACGTTGGGAAGGCGTTGTCTTAGTTAGTTTTCCCTTCACTAACGATCAGCGACACCTTACCGTCCCGTCCTTCAGCGACGAGGACATTGAATCCTTCTTTGAAGAGCCTGTTGGCGAGATCAGCCAGCCTTGGGGCTTGGAATTTAAGTTCCTTAATTAGGCCCTGAGTGGGTTCTGTCATTTTATTTTCTCCTTTTATCTACCTATACCATATCCACCCTTAGTAGTCAACTGTCTCACTGTCTCATGTGGCACTTGACACGCGATACACTTTTATGGTACAAGTTGTGTAGGGGTGATAAAGGTGGGTATTGTCAACTGTTGATCTGAAAACGCCAAGGAAGTTTTTGCCGCTGCTTGAGCCTTCGCGGTACAAGGGCTTGTGGGGAGGCCGGGCTGGGGGAAAATGTCTCGCACGTGGAACACTTGTGCGGATGTTTGATGGTTCGGTGCGTCCTGTTGAAGATGTTGTTGTTGGTGATTTACTGATGGGGCCAGATAGCAAGCCAAGGAAGGTTCTTTCAACTACTTCCGGGGTTGGCCCCCTTTACAGAGTGGATCAAAAATCTGGTGAGTCTTATGTCGTAAACGATGCCCATATTCTTGCGCTTAAAAGGTCAAATTCAGCAAAGACTGATTTCGGTAAAACATCTAAGGCTGGAAAACCGCAAAGAAAAAATGGTCGGTATGCCAAGTACGGTATCGATTGGACGCTGATTCGTGCGGACGAATATTTTACCAAGCCAAAGAAATTTAAAGAAAATGTTTTTGGTGTGCGGGCTGCTATAGAATATCCAGAGGCCGACCAAGCTTTAGACCCATATTTTTTGGGGCTTTGGCTTGGTGATGGGGATAAAGATAGGCCATATATAACAACGGCAGACGCAGAAATAATGGAGTATTTAAAGGCGTTTGCAGGTGCCAATGGTTATGAGCATAATGATAGTCTTGGTAATATTGAACTGCATAGCAAGGCAATTAGAATATCAATCAACAATGGTTACGCTCGCCATGGGCTAAAAGAGTTGATGCGAGATCTTGGTGTTCTTTGTAATAAGCACATACCACAACAATACATGATAGCATCAACTAACCAAAGGCTTTTTCTTTTAGCCGGGCTTATTGATAGTGATGGTTATGCTAGAAAAAATGGGTCAATCGCAATTGGACTAGCTGACAAGAATTTGTCTCTTCAAATACAAGATTTAGCGTGGAGTCTTGGGTTCAGAAGTGGATTTTCTGAAAAAAAGTTTTTGTATAACGGGCTACCAAAAACAGCATACATAGTTTCTATTGGCGGTGACACTGATAAGATACCGCTTTTAATTAAAAGAAAAAAAGACAGGGTTTCTCTTGTAAAAAACCATAGAAACTGGAAACGCACTAGGATAGATTTGGAGTATGTTGGAGATGGAGAATATTTTGGTTTTGAGCTTGATGGGGACCACCTTTTCCTTTTGAGAGACGGAACCGTAACCCATAATTCGCACTTCTTCGCTGAGTTGTTGGTTGAGCGGTGTTTGACCAATCCCGGTACTCATGCGGTTTGTATCCGTGAAGTACAGGCGACATTGGATCAGTCCGTCAAGAAGCTGGTTGAGTCCAAGATAAAGGGATTCGACCTTGGCAGCAGCTTCAGGATTCAGGACACCAAGATTCACACCCCTGGCGGCGGCTTGATTATTTTCATTGGTATGCAGAACCATACCGCCGAGAGTATCAAGTCTTTGGAGGGGTATGACATTGCGTGGGTGGAAGAGGCACAGGTTTTAAGCCAAAGGAGTCTTGACCTTTTACGGCCCACGATTCGTAAGGACAATTCAGAGCTTTGGTTCAGTTGGAACCCGAACAAGGAAACCGATCCTGTTGACCAGCTTTTAAGAAAGAACCCCCCGCCAAACGCTGTAGTAATCCAAGTCAATTATTATGACAATCCCAATTTCCCTGCCGTCCTATTAGACGAGGTTGAGACTGACCGACGAAGAGATCCCGACAAATTCCGCCATGTCTGGTTGGGGGAATACTGGAACCAGGGCAGTGCGAGAGTATTCAAGAACTGGACTGTCGAGGAATTTGATAGCCCGTTGGGTGGCACCTATCGGTTGGGGGCTGATTGGGGGTATGCGAACGACCCGGCTGTTTTGGTTAGGATGTTTGCCGATGGCCGAAGGTTGCATATTGACCATGAGGCGTGGATGGTTGGATGTGAGATAGATTTCTTGCCTGAATTATTTGACCGCGTTCCAGGTTCGAGAAAATTCTTCATTACCGCTGACAGTTCTCGTCCAGAGACTATTGCCTATATGCAGCGCAACGGTTTTCCAAAGATGAACCGTGCGAAGAAGGGCAAGGGCAGTATTGAGGACGGCATTGAGTTTATGAAGTCCTATGACATTATTGTTCACCCCCGGTGCGCTCATGTAATTGATGAACTTGGCAAGTATTCGTACAAGACCGACCCTTTGACGGGTGAGATTTTGCCGCTTCTTGAGGATAAGCACAATCATTGTGTAGACGCCGTTCGCTATGCGCTTGAAGGTGTTCGTCGTGCTGAGAAATACAAGGGGTTAGAGGTTATACCGAGCGTTTCTTACAGCGTTCTTGATGATGTGGTGGGCTACTAATGGAAGACATTTATAGCGAAGAGGGTTTGTATCAAGACGCGCTGAGTGTGCTGGCGAACCAGATTTTGATCAAGCGCGAGATGGCCGTGAAAGCCAGGGCCGCTTCAGGGGTTGAGCGTCGGTGGCTTGAGGATGAAGATGCTTTCGACGGGAACGAACCTGGTAACAGGCGGTCGATGGTCAGCTACGCTACAGGGGAATCGTTTGTTCGTGGGAATGAGCCTCGCCGGTCGAGGGTGTTGGTGAACGTAATCCGTGGCCGATGCGA